GCTCTGGCTTGCTTTCAGCCAAAGCAGCAGCGATCTGCTCAGGGCTTGCACCCAAAGCCTTTAGGTCAGCCTCGCGCTCATCAACAACGCCGCCTTTCGCCCAGTATTCAGCGGCGCTTTTTAGTTTTTTGCGGGTGCCCCAGTCACGCTGTCGGCATAAGCCTGGATCAGCGCCTTCATGACATAGGGATCATCACAAAGCTCTTTCTTGGTCTTTTGAGTAAAAGCAAGATCCTTGCCTTCCTCATCTTTGATGCCATCCCAACCTTCAAGGATCCCATCAACAAGAGCGTCATCACCCTTGTCAACAAGATCGTTGAAGGCGGAACGACTCATCTTCTTGAAGACTGCATCGAACGTTTGTTTTTCAAACTTGCCGCCGTCAATCGGTGTTTCCACCGTCACAGGCCACTTGTAAGACGCAGTCTTCTTGAGGACGAAAGCCATGAAGAATCAGGTGAATACCAGAGACATCTCGTTGTTGCCAGCCGTGGTAGGCAGAGCCAGGTACGGCATCGACAGAGAGATTACTCCATTAGTATCACCATAGCTGCAACCGGTGATATCGGTTTGAGCAGCGTTCATGGTGACGATGTTCCCGCCAGTAGCGCCAAGCACGATGCTGGTGCTGCCAGTGGCAACGGCAACCGCCTTGGCAAAGAAGTCGGTGGTGCCAATCGCAGGAGCCTCGAGCACGCAGGTGCCGCCAGGGGCACGGTTGGTGATCAGAACCTCTTTGTTGGAAGCGGTCTCCTTGTACAGCAGCTCGTTGTTCAGAGCCAAGTCAATGGACTCAATGCGGCTGCTGGTGACACCGTGGAAGGTGGCGGTGGTGACGTTGGTGTCGTTCACCTCGATAGCTGCAGCCTGGTTGGCAACGGTAAAGCTGCCGCTCAGAGCAGTGCCATCAGGAGCGTTGTAGATCCCGATGAACTGGAAGCTGGCAACAGCAAACTGACCAGCAGTCAGGTTGAAGCTCACAGTCCCACGAGCACCGGTGATCTTGTGCTGGGTGCCGTCGTAGAAGCAATAGATGGTGGCGGAGCTGAAGCTGCTGCTCACCGGGGCGTAGGTGACACTTGTGCTACTAATAATGGTCTCAGACAAGCCGCAGGACTTGAGCAGTGGACCAAAAGCAGGAGCGGTGCCAGCGGTGCCAGAACCAGCCAGTTCCACATCAAAGGTCACGCTGACGCGCTTGTTGGCAACCAAGGTGCCACGAGTGCTGTTACCGATGAAACCTTGATAAGAAGCAGCTTGAACGTTGTCAGACTCAATCGGGGTGATTTCCAGATTGGTTACTTGAACGGCATCACTTCCACCAACAGGCGAAGGATCAGTGCCATAAGTTGACTCAATCTTCGCGATCAGAAACTTCTTGCGAGTCAGTGCCATTGTTGGTAGGAGCGGCGGGTTCTGTGATCAGTGTAAGTTTCCCAGACTTGGGGTCAAACAAGTAACTGCCGCCCACTCCGGGATTGGGAACTTCCTTTTCAATCTTAGCCATGGTCTTACGCGGTAGTAAGTGAAGTCCTACTCGTGCGATAGCGCACAAGGAAGTCTTGGCTAATGATACCGAGAGGAACATCAGCTTCATATAGGCTGAAGTCCGTTCGATCAGGCGTCAAGTCAAGGGCGTAACCGTTGACCGTTTGATCAGCCATCAGCTTTTGATGCACCTGTTGGGTGTAGGTGTCGGAATCGTCATCAGGAATCGCGGCACGAACCAAGGTTGTGATCCGCACCCGCATCGTCCAATCCAGCTTGTCGTAGAAGTTGGTATCGACCGGTTGATCGTTAATCGGCTCGACGATGACAGCGGGCACCTCACCACGCGCAAGAGGCTCTACACGGCTCCTGTAGACCGTTGCACCAGTGATGCTGTCAAGATTGCTTTTGATCCGCGCAAGGATCAATTCACGGCGTGTGTCAGCCATTAGGTGCAAGCCATTGTCACGGACAAAGTGTGACCAGAGTTCAAAGTCGTTGCATTGATGCGGATATAACGCGCCATAATGCCTGAATAATGATCTACAAAAGTCCCTGCACCTTTTGTTTTTGCGTCAGCAAGATCGTACCAATTCGTACCATCAAGACTGCCTTGCTCTTTAAAAGTAATATTGCCACCGGTTACGACATGCTGGAAGGTAAACATTGAAGCCTGCACTTCCACTGACGCAGTCATGCCAACCGCAGTCAAAGTTTCAAACACATGAATGTTGTCAGCAAGATCGCCACTGAGACCAAGGACGCGAGCCATCAGACTTTGCTCAACAACAGTTCAGAAAAAAGACCGTCGTCCACAGGACGATTTTCACGCACCGTATAACTTGCACCGCCAACAGTGATTGAAGTGCCACGGGAGGCAGTGCTTACATCAGAAGTTTTCGCGTAAAGCAAATACTCCCGACTTAAAGCCATACCTCCCGCAAGCACCTCCATCGGCGAATCCAGAATGCCAACAAAACTTGCACCGGCTCCGATTTGGCAGGTAACGCCAAACTCGTCAACGTTCAAGAATGCCAGCGTGTCTGAAATCGCCATCAGGATCAGTTGCCGTACTTCTTGCTGTAAACCAGCGAGACGCCGTACACAAACACAGGGCTGGTGCCAGCTTGAGTGCCGACAGCACGCACATAACGACGCACGTCGTTGGCGTTGATGCTGATCTTCTCGAAAGCAGCGGCAGCACCGGTGACTTCGGTGAAGACCTTGCCGGTGATGTCTGCCCAAGCAGAGTTATCGGCGGAATCCTGAAGCTTGACGTTCAGGGTGGGGGTGGTGCCACTGCCAGCTTCGCAATCCAGGATCACGATGGCTTCGCCTTCAGCATCGTTAGACCCTTGCAGGTCAAAACCGGTGCCGGTAGCAGTGGTGGTGCGGGAGTCAGCCGGAAGAAGGCTGGCGATGTAGGTCTTAGACCCCAGGTTGTGGATCATTGGTCTTTCTCCGTTTGGGAGCGGGTTTGCTTTGAACAGATTCTGGCTGCTCTTCAGCCGTTACAACAACTTCCTGAGAAAGTGGAGCGGGAATGGCTTTCTGGATACCGATCAACAACAAGGCTGATCTTTTATCCGTTTCAACGAAATCACCAACTTTCACCTCTTTGAGGTCAACGATGGTGTTACGCAGCATCTGAATGCGCATTACCCGCTCCGAAATCATCAGGACAGCTTGCAGATGGACTCAGGATGACGGATAGCCACGTCATAGTCCTGCATGGCAACCACACGCACGGTGCCGGAGGCGGAACCGGTGTAGGGGTCAACCATGATGTCCAGACCGCTCCAGAAGCCGATCAGGATGTCGCTGAAGTTAGCGAACACCGCAGTGTTGTTCGGCATGGAGTTGGACACGTAGGCGGGGTAACCGTTGATGGTGTTGTCGCCTTCGTAGATGAAGTTGGCGGTGGTGCCGGAAGCAGACTTTTCAGTCGTCTTCAGGGTGCCACGCAGAGCCGAGTTCATCAGGTAACCCAGGGTGCCCAGCAGAGCGTTGTCGGTGCTCAGGGCAGCTTCAGCGTTCACGTAATCGGTGAAGGCGCTGTAGCCGGACTCGGTGTTGATGCCGGTCACGTTGAGGAAGCCCAGCGGGTAGGAACCGGTGCCGGTGCCGTTGATGGCTTGGTTTTCGACTTCGATGGCGATTTGCTGAGCCAGGTCACGACGAACGAGGTTCTCGATGTCGATGCTGGACTGCAGCAGCAGGCGACGGCTGTAATCGGTCAGAGCACCGATGGTCCGAGGCTGCATGGTCACCTGATCCACAGTGAGCTGGGATTCGGTGATGTTGCTGGACTCAGCAACGTGATACACGGTGGCGCCACCCGATTGACGAGGCAGAGCAACCATGCCTTGCAGGCCGGTCATCACGGTCGCGCCAGCGGTCTGCAGCACAAGAGCCTTGCGGAGCAGGTCGATGAAGCTGTCGCTCATCAGGTCGGTGGCAACCAGATCACCACCAGCGGAGGCGGAACCGACAGTCAGATCGCGGCGGCCATAACCCAGCACATCAGCGGGGATCAGGATGCCACGGGCTTCCTTGCCAGACTTCTGCTGAGCAGCACGGCTGACTTCCATTTCGAAAGCAGCAGCACGCTGAGCTTCTTGGCTGTTGGGGTGAGCCAGAGCGTTGATGGCGCGGATGAAGGAGAAATCACGCTTCTCCTTATCGGACATGCCGATTTCAGCGTCCTTCGGATTCAGGGGCTTTTCCTGAACACCCATCTTCTCCAGAAGGGCAGAACGCAGCTCATCAAGACCACGGGAATTGGCGATGAACTCTTGAGCCATTTCGATGTTCTTGGTGCGTTGACCAAGGGCAATCATTTCGGCCACTTCCTTAGCCTTGGCCTGAGCGGCCTCAGCGCGGATAGCCTCAATGTTGTTGAGGTTTTGATCCACGGTTGTTACTCCGTTGGGTTTACTGGGTACGGCTGAGGCCGTTTCCGTGCCTTCATTATGAGAGAAAGCTCGGCCTATGCCCACTGACTCGTCAGCAGGCACGGTGACCAAACTTACCTCGAAGGGTTGGAAGTTGGTCGCTCGATAAGTCACTGGTGTAGTGGACTCATCGGCTTCCATTGAGTTGATTTTGTAGCCAAAGCTGACGTTACGGATGATTCCATCCTTGATCAGCTCCTGCATCTCGCGACCAAGCTCATTATTTGCGAGTTTTACACGTGCATAGGCACGCTTGTTCTTGATATATGCCTTTTGAACAACGCCAACAATGCGATCAGCATCATGCTGATAAAGAAGCGGAGCGCCATCATTGAGGCGAGTCAAGTCCATGGACTTTTCATCCATGTTCAGCACTTCCATGCCGTAGTAACGCTCAACCGGCTTTTCACTGGCAAACGAAAATTCCAGCACCCGATCTTCAGTATCAGATCGAAATTCGGTTGCAAGCGAACGCTTTAGCGTTTCACCTTCAAAGAAACGAAGCGCAGAAATTTTGCGCAGTTCGGAAAACTTATGACCAACCAAAGTTTCAGTCTCTTCGTAGTTGCCTTCGTTACGGCGATACACGCGAATCAATGCAGCGGGATCTTCTTCCGATGCATTGATACTAAATGACGAATCGGGTACGCCAAGTACACCTTCGCGCATCACGTGTTCAATCTTTCCACGTGCAGTGCCGCCGCTGGAATCCCATTCAACGAAATCGCCAACCTTCAGCGCATCAGGAGCAGCACGCTCTTCACTGCGCTCACCCGTTGCCTCTTCAAATTCAATCGGGTCGTAGTCGTGATCGCTCAGCCATTCACGAGCTTCACTAGACGTAAACCGATCAGCGTCAAAACGGATGGCTTGCAATTCAGCCGTTTCATCTTTGATGCCATAGATCGCATCGATGCCAGCACCAAATTCATCATTGACGCGGCGGATGCGGTCGTATTGACCAGGATCCTTTAGGCGAGCAGCGTGCTCGTTGGGATACGGGCGACCGTCAATGATTTCATCCATGGCGCGTTCGCGTGCTTTTTTGATGGCTTTGGATTTCATGTTGCTCCAGCTTTGACCAGAGTCGCCACCCCATGCCGCCCATGCTACGCGACCCGGAGAAGGATAGTCATCACTATCAGGGCGGAATCCTTTGCCCTTTTTATCTACTTCGTGGCGTGCAAACCAAGCCGCCATCGTGATGACCGTCTCAGGACTGAGCTCATCACCGCTCAAAATCTGACTGGCGCGGGTAGCTGCGACGTTAGTCCCACCAGGACGACCTTCTTGCTTCCATGCGCGATAACGCCGCGCTTCTGCCTTCATGCCCTCCGTAGGCGACAAATCAATTGTCTTTTCGCCAACCTTTGCCATCAGTCGATGTCCTCAAGTTCAGGTTCTTCCTCATGTTCTACAGGATGTTCCGTATTCGGGTAAGGAACAGGCTGGCTCACACCACTGTTAGAAACCTGAGAAGGATCGGTATCAAGCACGATGCCGAGTTCATCAGCAACAGACAGTTCATGCTGCCGTTGACGCATCTGATCCTCAAAGTCACCGCCATGCAGGGCGATCACCTGTGACAACGTCATGATGCCGGAGCGGATCAGTTCCTTATAAGCAGCCGCTTCTTTCTGCGGATCAACGAACTGAGCAGCCGGTGCAATCCACTTGGCTTCTTCGTACCGCTCAGGGTTTGAATCAAAGCCCGGCAGATCAAGCGCACCTGCCATCACCGCCATTTCCAACCACTTCTCGTAAACCTCTTCGCATAGCGATTCAATCAAATACTGCTGGAGCGTTTTGTAATGCGTTCTTGTTTCAAGCAGTTCCAATCGTGAAGAGCTGTAGTTGCTCTGAGAGAAATCGCTGCTGACCTGCGTGTAAGAACAACCAATCCCAGCAGCCACAGCTCGCAGCATTTGCTGCACAAAAGGAGTGAATGCATCATCAGGACGATTGGGCGTGAAGAACTGCATCTCCT